AACTCATTAAGCAGAACCTTGCGGGAAAGTCTCAAGCTGTTAAAGAGGACGAGCCAGAAGTAGATTTTTTCGAGAATCCACAAGCGGCTGTTCGTAAGACTGTTGACAACCATCCTGATGTTCTTGCGGGTCGCCAAGCGGCTCTTGAGTTCAAAAAGATGCAGATTCAGCAAAAGCTGGCATCTGAACACCCTGATTTTGGTCAGATTGTTCAGGATACAGACTTTGTGAATTGGGTGAAATCTTCACCTGTTCGCCTTGGTTTGTACGCTAAAGCTGATGGTGAATATGACTACGACAGTGCTAACGAACTGCTCAGTACCTACAAGCAATTGAAGGGTGTTAAGGCTAAACAGACTAGCGATGCAGGGGAAGCCCAACGCAAGACTAATCTCAAAGCTGCATCTGTAGATGTAGGTGGTACTGGTGAATCTGGAAAACGAGTTTACCGAAGGGCTGACCTTATTCGGCTGAAGATGCAAGACCCGAACCGATACGATGCTTTGAGTGATGAAATCATGCAAGCATACGCAGAGGGACGAGTCAAATAACTTAACTTTTGATTTTATTGGAGATACAACATGGCAACATCATTTTCCCCCACCAATTCAGTGACCACAACCACTGGCGCAACGTTCATCCCAGAGATTTGGTCAGATGAAATCGTAGCCGCCTACAAGAAAAACTTGGTTCTTGCTAACCTCGTTATGAAGATGAACTTCAAGGGCAAGAAAGGTGACACCGTTCACATTCCTGCACCTACTCGTGGTTCTGCTTCTGCTAAAGCCGCTGAGACAGCAGTCACTTTGATTGCTGCTACTGAGTCTGAAGTCACTGTGTCTATCAACAAGCACTATGAATATAGCCGCTTGATTGAAGACATCGTGGAAGCCCAAGCTCTGAACTCTATGCGTCAGTTCTACACTTCTGATGCTGGTTACGCCCTGTCTCGTCAAGTTGATACCGACTTGATTCAGTTGGGTCGTGTGGCTAACGGTGGTTCTTCTGGCGCACGTTACGGTTCTGCCTTCATCGGTGGTGACGGTACAACTACCTTTGACTACACAGCTAACACCAACACTGGTAACGCTTCCGCCCTGACTGATGCCGCTATTCGCCGCACTATTCAGCGTTTGGATGACAACGATACTCCTATGGACAATCGTTTCTTTATCATTCCTCCATCAAGCCGCAATACCCTGATGGGTCTGGCTCGTTACACCGAACAAGCATTTGTCGGTAATGGCGATGCTATCCGCAACGGTGAAATCGGTAACCTGTATGGTATCCCTGTGTTCACTTCCAGCAATGCTGACTCTGCATCTGCAACCGAAGCCTTCCCTACTTCTGGTTCTGCTATTGCACGTGTCTGCTTGATGGGTCACAAGGACTCTATGGTTCTGGTTGAGCAAGTTGGTGTCCGTTCACAAGTTCAGTACAAACAAGAGTATTTGGCTACTCTGTTCACTTCTGACACTTTGTACGGTGTTGCCGCTTTGCGTAATGCCGCTTCTGTGGGTGCAGCCAAGTCTTCATCCATGTTCGCTTTGGTTGTTCCTAGCTAATTGCAGTTGCGCCCCCTGCCCTAGTGGTGGGGGGACTTTTTTAACTTAATTAGGAGAAATCAAAATGGCAGCAGCAACAGCAGTAGTTTCCCGCCGTGGAAACGATCAATTTCGTGGCTTGTTCACAGACACTTGGGATGTTTCCTGTACTTTAGATAGCGGCTCAGTTGCTACTACAGCTACAGCTACAGACACAGTGACTGTCGCAGGAGTTGCTTTGGGTGACATGGTTATTGGTATGGCAATTGGTGTTAGTGAAGCTGGTTTGGTTCGCCGAGCCTATGTTTCAGCCGCAAACACTGTGACTATCGTGACATATAACCCAACAGCAGGTTCTGTTGACTTGGATTCAACTACATTGCAACTTATCATTGGTCGTCCTGTAGTTTAATGAGGGGGGGGCTAGTCCCCCCTTTCTCATTTAAGGGGTTTTATGGCTACTTTTCGTTGTCTCCAGTCTGGTAATACCGTGACTTTCACATTGCAACATGACATTGACTCTATGAAGGGTCATCAAGGTTATGTAAGGGTAGATGAACCAGAAGTAACCATAGAATCTCATGATTCTGTTCGTACAGATACCGCCTTTCGTGCGCCTGTCATCCCCACAATTAAACGTATGGGTAGACCCCGAAAGGTAGCAAATGTCTGATATTGATGCCAGAGATTTTGGCAAATTAGAAGCTCAAGTTGAGGCTCTCCAGAAGGAGATGCACTTGTTGAGTTCAGATGTAAAAGCTCTGTTGGAACTTGCCAACAAGGGTAAAGGTGGTTTTTGGATGGGTATGACTATCGCTTCATTCATGGGCGGTATCGTTACCTTTATTGTTGATCGTATCTGGAAATAAGGAGAACGCTATGCCTATGGTCGGAAAAAAGAAGTTTCCCTACTCTGAAAAAGGCGAGAAAGAAGCCAAAGAGTATGGCAAGAAAAAGGGTGTCCCTGTGACTGTCATGATTGCTGTTGGCAAGCCAAAAATGGGTATGCCCATGCGTGGTGGTCGTACCGCTACCAACATGATGAAGAAATCTTCAAGAGGTAAATAATGTCATCTTTAACTGCACCAATCACACTTCTTAGCGCAGTTGGCGCTACAGGTGCTTCTAAGGCTGTGCAAGCCGATGCTGGTCAGCCAGCGTTCTTGCAAGTCTCAGGTATCACCACCGCTACTGTGGCGCTTCAAGGTAGTCTTGATGGAACAACATACGCAACAATTGGTACGGCTTTGACTGCTGATGGCATCATTACTGTTGCCAATGCACCCAAGTATTTGCGTGCAAACGTGACTGCTTGGACTTCAGGCTCAATCACTGCCAAAATCCTTTATTAAGGGATAACCCTATGAAAAAGACCAAAGCACAAGCCAAAATCAGCAAGGTAATGCGTGAATTTAAAGCTGGTGAGTTGCACTCTGGTAAGGGTGGCAAAGTCGTAAAAAACCCTAAACAGGCTGTTGCGATTGCGTTGTCAGAAGCAGGAAAGGCTAAAAAGAAATGAAACAAGGACTCTACGCCAACATTAACGCCAAACAAGCTCGTATCAAGGCTGGTTCTGGTGAAAAGATGAACAAGGTAGGTTCTAAAGCCGCACCTACTGCCGCCGACTTCAAACAAGCGGCAAAGACTGCAAAAAAGCCTAAAAAGGCAAAGTAAGTTTGTGTAAGTTCAACTGGAGATAAACATGAAAAGTATGAAAAATCTTGGTCGGGCAGTTAGTGGCGTAGCTGCTTCAGTTAAGAAAGCTGCTCCTATGATGGTTGGTGCTGCCGCTAAAGCTGCACAACCTATGTCTACTCAGGCTAGAACAAGAATGCCTGGTCAAACGCCTTTGGTTGATTCACGGTCTCGCCTACAGTTAGCCGATGCAAAAACGCAATCTGCTATTGCCGCCGACGCCGCCTCTAAAGCTGTACAAGCTAGGCGTTTGAATGAATCAAACCTTGCTCGTTCCGCTGCCCTTGCTGACGCTGCAAAAATGAAGAAGATAGGTCGTATGGCTACAGCTTCATTAGGAACTGGAAAAACTATTGCAAAGACTATTGGTAGTGGTCTTGTGGGATTAAAGAAACGCCGTTAATTATGAAATCTCCCACTTGGCAAACAAAAGCTGGTCAAAATCCTCGTGGCGGCTTGAATGCCAAGGGGAGAGCCTCTTATAATGCGGAAACTGGTGGCAACCTGAAAGCACCAGTGAAATCAGGGGATAATCCCCGCAGAGCAAGTTTCTTGGCTCGTATGAGTGGCAATGATGGCCCTGAATACGACAAGAAAGGTGAACCAACAAGACTGCTTCTTTCGCTGAAGGCTTGGGGTGCTAACTCCAAAGCTGACGCAAAGGCAAAAGCTCAAGCTATATCCGCAAGGAACAAAGCAAAGGCTAAAAGCAGATGACATACTTAGAACTTGTAAACGATGTCTTAATTCGGTTGCGTGAACCAACTGTATCAACTGTTACTGCGACACCTTATTCCACTTTGATTGGCAAGTTTGTCAATGATGCAAAGCGTCAGATTGAAGATGCTTTCTCGTGGAATGTCTTGGGTACAACAATCACCGTTACAACAACAGCAGGGACATACTTGTATTCCTTGACTGGTGCTGGTCAGAAATTCCAAGTTGTTGATGTACTGAACACCACTAGCAATCTTCGTATGAAGAATATTGATTTTGCTAGTATGAATCGTTATCAGAACTTTTCTACCCCTGTTAATGGTATTCCCGCCTATTACGCCTTCGATGGCGTTGATGGTAACTATGACACCAAAGTAAACCTGTATCCTCGTCCTGATGGCGTGTATACCATCCCATTTAGCTTGACAGTGCCACAAGCCACCTTGTCATTAGATCAGACTGTTGTGCTTGTACCTGATGTTTTGATTGTCCAAAACGCCTATTCTCGTGCTTTGATTGAGCGTGGTGAAGATGGTGGTTTGGACTCCTCAGAAGCCTTTTTGATGTACAAGTCGATGTTGTCTGACTACATTGCCTTGGAAGGCACTCGTTACCCCGAAAATCAGGAGTTTGTGGCTATATGAGCAAGCCACTCATGATCTATGGCATTTCAGCCCCAGGCTTTTTCGGGCTGAATACACAAGACTCGCCGCTTGATTTAGCGTCTGGTTTTGCGTCTATTGCCACTAATTGCGTTATTGACCAATATGGTCGTGTTGGCTCACGCAAGGGTTGGTCAAGGGTTAACTCGTCTTCAGGCAATCTTGGTGCTAACAATGTTGGTGTTATCCATGAGTTAGTCCAAGTTGATGGCACTTTGACTGTCTTGTTCGCTGGCAATAATAAACTGTTCAAGTTAGATAGTTCTAATGCTGTTGTTGAGTTGACCTATGGTGGTGGCGGTACTGCTCCTACCATTACTGCTAGTAACTGGCAGTGTGCTTCTCTGAATGGCATCACTTACTTCTTTCAGCTTGGTCATGACCCACTGATTTATGACCCCGCTGTAAGTACATCTACATACCGCAGAGTTTCAGAGAAGTCTGGCTATGCTGGCACTGTTCCTCTTGGCAACATTGCTGTTTCTGCCTTTGGTCGTTTGTGGGTTGCTGAAACATCCTCTAACAACGTAACAATCACATTCTCTGACTTGTTGGCTGGTCATGTGTGGACTGGTGGTACTTCAGGCACGTTAGATGTATCTAGAGTCTGGCCTAATGGCGCAGATCAGATCATGGGCTTGGCTGCTCATAACAATTACTTCTTTATCTTTGGCAAGCGTCAAATCTTAGTGTATGAAGGTGCAACTACACCATCTACTATGGCTTTGGCTGACAGCATTGCAGAGATTGGATGTTTATCTAGGGACTCAATAGCAACAACTGGTACTGACCTAATCTTTTTGTCAAACAGTGGTGTGCGTAGCTTGTTGCGTACTATTCAAGAGAAGTCTGCACCTTTGCGAGATTTGTCTAAGAATGTTCGTAATGACTTGATGACCAATGTTAATTCTGAAGTGCTGTCTAACATTAAGGCGGTTTATTCAGAAGTTGATGGTTTTTATTTGTTGAATTTACCAATTACAAAGTCAACATATGTATTTGACACAAAAGCTCAATTAGATGATGGCGCATCAAGAGTAACTACATGGGATTCTATTGAGCCTACTAGCCTTTACTGTAGGCGCAATGGTGACTTGCTGATTGGTAAGAATGGTTATATTGGTAAGTATGGTACTTATCTTGACCATGCGACTACCTATCGTATGCAGTACTTCACCAACTATGCAAATCTGAATGAGACAGAGGTTACTTCTGTTGTCAAACGTATTTCAGTAGTTGTTATTGGCGGCTCTAATCAAGGCTTCATTATCAAGTGGGGTTACGACTTCTCTGGTCAGTACTATTCTGCAACATTGGACATTCCTGTTACTACTGTTGCTGAGTATGGAAGGGCTGAGTATGGAGACAATGGTGTTCCTATTGCTTATTATTCTTCTGGTATTCAGTTGAGTACGTTGACTGCACCAGCATCAGGGTTTGGTAATGTTGTGCAGACTGGATATGAAGTGCAGATAAATGGTTCGCCAATCAGCATTCAAAAGATTGAGATTCAAGCCAAAGATGGCAAAACGGTTTAAGGAGATAAAGTGAGTAATTACACAAAAACCACGAATTTTGCGGCTAAAGATGCTTTGGCTTCTGGCAATGCGGGTAAGGTTGTTAAAGGTTCAGAGATTGACACTGAATTTAGCAACATTCAGACTGCGATTGCGTCCAAAGCAGATGGTGACTTTACAAACTTTTCGTTTGTAGAGACATCTAACGTCTTGTACATCTACAACTCATCTACTGCTGTTGCAAAGATTGATGCTAGTGGTAATTTGACTGTGTTGGGCAACGTGATTGCCAACGGTACTATTTAAGGAGAAGAACAATGGCAACAGCACAACAAGTCGCAGAAACAAAACAATTGGTTCGTGAGGCAATGCAAGAGGATGGTGTAACTCCTGATGTATTGATTCAACTTGGACAAATGGCTAAGTCTGTTTTGGAAGACCCATCTATTTATCCTCAGTTTGCACAAGCAATCCTTGATAACGATTTAGCTGAAGAAGAAGACATATCTACAGAAATTGATTATCAACTTGTTGGTGTTTTTGTTGCTCTTGGCGAGATGGCTAGAGAAATGGTTGCATCTGGCGAATTAGGAGTTTGATATGAGCAAGTTTAAAAGAAGACTTAATAAATTTAAAAAGTTCGTAAAGAAGGTTGCAAAGCCTGTTGCGGCTGTTGCTGCCATCGTTTATCCGCCACTCATTCCTTTAATTGGTTCTTCTCTTGGCGCTACAGGTGCGGCTGCTTCTATTGTTGGTGCGGCTGCTCTCAGTGGTGGAGCAAGCGCACTTGCTGGAGATAAACCAAAAGATATTTTGAAGAATGCGGTACTTGCAGGTGGAACTGCTGGAATTATTCAAGCTGTGTCTCCAACTGCATTTGATAAAAGTTTGTTAGATCGTGTTAAAGATACTGGCTTATTAGGTGGCGGTACAAGTGCGGCTACTTCTGCTGGAACTACTGCCACAACACAGGGTGTTTCTGGTGGCTTGATGGGTAGCACATTGCCCGCTACCGCTGGTACTGGAGCAACCACTGCCGCATCTTTAACTTCACAGGTTGCTTCTAAAGGGTTGATTGGAAGTGTTGTTGACAAAGTAGCTGCCTTTACTGGACTAACTCCAGACACAGTTGGAAAACTTGGTGTTGCTGGGGTTCAAACTTTGCTTACTAGTGCTGGCGCAAACAAGATTGCTGATAAAGCAACTACTGCGGCTCAAACACAAGCAGATGCAATAGTTGAAGCGGCTCGTATTTCCGCTGATGCCGCTAAGTTCCGTCCTGTTGGCGTGACTACTCGATTTGGCACATCTAAATTTACGACTGACGCAGAAGGTAATGTAATTACTGCTGGCTATACACCTAGCGCAGAGATTACAGGCTATCAAGATCGTTTTAAAACCTTGGCTGGTCAAGGATTGACTGACATTGAGGGTGCAAGAACAGCCTATAAGCCTTTGACTAGTGCGGCACAGAGCTTGTTTACTCTTGGTCAAGGTTATCTTGCTAAGTCTCCTGAGCAAGCTGCACAGGACTACATTACTAATCAAAGGGCATTGCTTACTCCTGGCCGAGAAAATACATTGGCTGAGTTGCAGAATAAGTTGTTCCAACAAGGCCGTAGTGGTGCTGCTGTTGCCCAAGGTGGAAACTTGATGGCGACAAGCCCTGAACTTGCAGCTTACTACAATTCCATAGCAGGACAAGACTTAGTTCTTGCTTCTAATGCTGACCAAGAAGCTAGAGATCGTATTACGTTTGGTTCTGGCTTGTTTGACACTGGCGCTAACTTGCAAGGTCGTTACTACACTGGTCAGACAGCGGCTTATGCTCCATTTGCTACCGCTATGGATACATCAGCAACACTTGAGAGCCTTGCAGAACGACCATTAACTCTTGGAACATCAATTGGCGAAAGAACAACTGCGGGTACAGCGGCTGGAGGCAGATTCTTGAGTGAAGGTATTACCAATGCTGCGGCTACTATGGCTCCAAGTAATGCATTTAGCCCAAGCGGTCAAGCCTTGTCTTCTTTTGGTCAGAGTCCTGAGTTTAGGAGTGCGCTCAACAATGTATTTGGTGTAGCGCCACAAGGCAAGACATACACAGCAGATGAAGTTTTGAAACTGTTTGGAACATAAGGGGTAAGACATGGCAAGCGAAATCATAGGATTGTTCACAAATCCACAGCAGTATTTGGCTGCACAAGATGCGTCAATGCAACAGCGGTTTGCTCGTAATGCTCAATTGGCTCCTTTGCAACAAGCTAGTATGTTGTATCAGCAAGCAGGGTATCAAGCTGGTCAAGGTATTGGTGGTGCTTTGGGTGGTACAGACCCACAGCTAGACTTGATTAGCAAACGTAATGTCTTGCTTAGTCAGTTAGACCCTAATGACCCTGCTTCATACATGAAGGTGGCTCAAGTCGCTGCTCAAATTGGCGATCAACAGTTTGCTATGGCTATTGCTCAAGAAGGTAGAAAATTAAGAGAATCTTCTGCTTCAATTGAACTTAAAGAAGCGCAAGCATTTAAAGCACTAAATCAACAAAAAGCGCAAACTGATTCTGCTCAAAAAAGAACTATCATTTCTTCATTAGAGCAAAAATTAGCAACTGACCCTAACTACAAGCCAACTCAACAAGAAATAGCTACGGCTCGTTTTATTGTTGCTACAGAAACAAAACCAAAATCATTTATTGACCCACAAACAAATCAACTTATTGTTATTGATGGACTTGATATAAATTTGGCGGCTCCTAATGTTGCCAAGTTGTTGACGCAAACACCATCAACACAACCTACACCTGTAGCACAACAAGCAACAGATACAACAATGCCAACCACAACAGAGGCAGTGCCTAGTGCTACTATGCCTGTTGCCCCTACTCCATCATTGACAAGCCAGCCTCAAGTAAAAGTTATTGAGACTCCATCCTCAAGAATCAAAGCTCAAGAACTAGCTAAAAAGACAGAAGCAGAAACAGAAGAAAAGAAACGTGCTGTTGAATCTTTTGACGATCAAATTGCAGCAGTGCAAAGTTTGCGTGGAACAATAGACACAACAAGAAAAATTATTGGGCCTTTAACAACTGGATATGGTTCTTATTTGTCTGCGCTTCCTCTAACTTCAGCTAGAACATTAGAAGGCAATACACAAACAATTAAAAACAATGTTGCATTGGCAAAACTACGAGAATTGAAGCAACAATCTTCAACTGGCGCATCTGGTCTTGGTGCTTTGAACATGAAAGAATTTGATGCAATTCAAGGAATTATTGCAAGTCTTGACCCTAAATCTGCAAATTACGCAAATGATTTGGAAAAAGTAGATGCCTTCTTTGCTAGAGCAGAAGATTTGATGACAAAACAATCTAGTAGAGCTAAAGAAAAACTTGGAACAGGCTCTGACAATGAAGCAAAAATTCAAGCGGCAGTAGATCGTGCAATGAAAGACCCACGAACAAAAGGAACTAGGGCGCAAGTAGAGGCTGTAATTCGTCAAAGACTTCAAAAATAAGGGCTAATCATGGCAACTCAAAGACCCAAAACTAACGTTGAAGCCCAACAGCGCATCATGGCGCAAATGGATGAAATCCGTCCTTTATTGCGTCAAGCTATGGCCTCTGGCGACAAAGCCGCTATTGAAAAATACAGCGATGAGATGACTCGTCTTGATAGGATGATGAGAGCTACCGCTGAAATAACTGTTGGCGGTGTAAACATCCCTATTGGTCAAATTGGCTCTGGTTTGCAGTCTGGTATTTCTGGTTTGTTCACAGCAATTCCTGATATTGCCACTGCTGGCGTTAACTTGTTTCGTCCAAAAGAAAGTCAAATAACTTCACTTGGTGATTTAGCTACTCAACAGTTGGGAATTCAAAACGCACCAGCTTCAGATGAATCTGCTTATGCCTTCAGAATTGCTCAAGGCGGTGGGAGTGCTGCAATACCTGGACAAGGAGCTAGAGGTTTATTGCTTGGAACTGGTCTTGGTGCTGGTGATGTAGCTGTTTCTCAAGCTACTGGATTGCCAGAAGGTGTAGTTTCTGGAGTTTACGCAGTAGCAAACCTTACTCGTGCTGGATTTAAAGGTGTAAAAGATTTCAGGGAAAGCCGTAAGTTCGAGCAGTTTCTAAAAGACAACGTTCCTGTTGAAGAGCAAAATGTCTTTAGGCAATTCATGTTGCGTGGACAAGGCTCAGATAGTCCAATCGTAGCCGCCGCTATTCAGCGTTTGCGTACTAATCCTGAGTATGCCGAGTTGTTTGCAAAGTTTGACAAGGCCGCATCTGACTTAGCAACAAAAGGCATTACTCCAACAACTCGTGTTACTGGCAAACAAGAAGCTACAGAAGCTGTTGCTACTCGTGTTCAGCGAGAGCTTGATGGATTGCGCCAACAACGTTCTGAAGCTGGAAGCCGTATTTTTGAACAAGCAAAAGGTTATGGCGCAGATAGAGGAATTGTTGACCCCAATAAAACCATATCTGAAATAGACGAATTGATTTCTGACTACTCCAAGAAAATCACTCCAAACTCAGAAAGAGCAGTAGCTTTTTTGACTGATTTGAAGTCAAGAATGTTAAACGAATCTGGTTCTGTAAAAAAGCTAAGCATCAATGAAACTCAATCTATCTTGAGTGAATTTGGTCGTAAGGCTACGCAAGGAGATTCTCTTGTAAAAGACTTGGCAATTAGCGATGAAATTCGCATCTCTGCCAAAATCTTTGGTGGATTAAAAAATGATTTGCAAATTGCCAGAAGCAATGCAAAAACGCCAGAAGACAAGGCTGCAACTGGTTTGCTTATACAAGCTCGTGAACAAATCAAAAAAGCATCTGATAATTACAATGACTCTATTGCACAAGGAATTCCAGCCTTCTTAAAAGACAAGTCTTTGTCTGAAATATCTTATGAAGATTTGTACTCAAACTACAAAGCTCTGAATGAATATCAACGAGCAAAAGTTCGTTCTTATGTATCCACCACAGATCAAGAAGCATTGAACTTTTTGGATAAGAACATCTTCCAAGATTTTGTTAAATCAGCGCAAGGTAAAAACGATTCTGGAGTCTTTACAACAGATTTGGAGAAACTTGCTACAAACTGGAAGAATCTTGGTGATAATGAAAAAGCAGCACTCGTTACTGCTCTTGGTACAAATGCTAAAGAGTTTGACCAACGCATGAATGATGCTCTTGTTTTTACAAGACGCATGAAGGTTGCTCAACCAACACAAGCCGATAAAAATGTGGTTGCACCTGATACACAAAGAGGGTTCTCTGCTTTAGTAGGGTCTATTTTTGGATACTCACCAGCTAAGGCTGTTGATGTTGGAACATCTGCTTTAAATCAATTATTTGCCAAACAAGGCTTTACAGACGAGCAATTGATGCGGATGTTGTTAACGCCAGAAGGTGCTAACTTTTTGAAACAAGGTTCTTTGACTGGTGCTTCCGCAAAAACATTAGAAGCATTGACAAATGTTCCTACAGCTTTGCAAGAAGGTTCTACTGGATTTAGTGCGCTAAGTAGGTTAGTTTCTCCAACTCAACAAGTTGCTCCTACTGCCGCCACACAAGAACCATCAGCAGATGTATTTGTGCCAGAGGATGTATTTGTGCCAGAAGAACCAATGCCCACAAGTACTGCGCCAGTTACTCAGCCAACTGCTGAAGGTGTTTTCGTTCCTGAAGACATCTTCACATCTGAGGTATCTGCTTCTCCAAAAGTTAATGTCAATGGCAACATTCCAATGCGGCAAGGTATTTTTAACCAAGAGTTAAACACTTTGTTGCAAAAGTCAAATTCTGCTCAAGCTGCTGGAGATCAAGCTGCCATGCAAGGCATTACTGGCGACATTCAGGCTTTATTGCGTGAAGCACAGCGCAACAAACTTCAGTTGTCTGTTCAATAAGGACACAAAATTGACCCTATCAGCATTTGTTTACTTGCGGCTGGTCTTGTTAAGAATATACAAGCTGGCTGTGAGCTTTACAAGCAAGCTAAAGAGTCTTTTGTGGAGATTAGAGCCACTGCGGATGAAGTTATCGCTATTGGTAGAGAGGTTAAAGGTTTCTGGTCGAAACTTAGCGCTTTCTTTGGCGCTAGTCCCAAGCCTAAAGCTGCTAAACCTGTTGCAAAGGCTAAAAAGTCTGCTTATGTCGCTGTTGACGAAACTCAAGTCAAAGTGGACATCGTTAAGAACCTCACTGAGTTCTTCAAACTTCAAGAACAACTTGCAGCACACATTCGAGAAGAAGAAGAAAAGTCTAGAACAGTCTACGACCCAAATCAAAACCACATGGAGGCGGCACTCAAAAGAGTGATGGCTCAACAAGAGATGGACAGGCTTGTTGTCCAGATCAGGGAAACAATGGTCTACCAGAGTCCACCTGAGATGGGTGCTTTGTACAGTTCAGTTTTTGACATGAAAGAGGTCATTCAGGAGGAGCAAGATCAGGCTAGGCTGAAACAAGAGGCGAAAAAGAGGCAAGAAGTATGGCAACGCAAGGAGGAAGAAAGAAACTTCCAGCTAAAACTAGCGTACCTAGCGGCAACTACTATATTCCTCCTCTACCTGTGGTTGTGGCTTCTCCTACTGAGTCGTTGGGGGAAAGCATAATGGGATGGATTGCTGCTTGTGTTTTGGTGGCCTTACTCTTGCCTTTGGGTGCGATGCTGTACTTGGACATCTTGGAAGCCAAGCACGAGGTCAAGGAACAGGTTGAGAAGGTAGAGAAGTTAAGACGGCAAATTGAACAGGAGAAACGCAAAAATGACAAAACATGAACTTAATCTGTTGGCGCTAACTGTTTGTGTTGGCATCCTTTGCGGGTTGTTAGCGGGTTGTGAGGACAGATTCCGCTATAAGTGCCAAGACCCTGCAAACTTTGAACTTGCTGAGTGCAAGCCACCAATCTGTACCGCTACTGGTACTTGTCCAGATCAACTTACCAAAACAGAGAAGGAGTCGAAATAATGGCAACAGTAGGATATAAACAAAACAATCGTCTGTCACCAGAGGAGATTGAGGCTCGTGTATGGGCTTTTGTCATTGTGGTGATTGCATTGATTCTGATTGGTTCGTGCTTTAGCTTCATCTATTCGGTGACCTTTGTGACGCAACCTATGGTTGGCATGGCTCCGATTGACAAGGTTTACACCAAGATGCTGAACGACATCATGTTGTTGTGTACTGGTGTTTTGGGTGGTGTTGCTGGTCGTAAAGCTGTTTCTGCTGTGGCTACTGCTAGTGCCAAGGCTGAAGCTGTTGACAACGACAACGATGAGCCGCCTAAGCCATGAGTAACATCCTTGGAGGCTTGTTGATTCTGGTCTTGGTCTTTGGTGGTGGCTACTGTACTGGTCAGCACTACGAGGCCAAGGCTCAACAAGAGGAAGTAGACCGCCTAAACACCCAAGCTAGGGCAAAGGAGGCGGCTTTGGTGGCCGCTGTAACCACAACATCAACTGCATTGAGGGTATCAAATGAAAAGGCCAAATTGGTTACAAAACAGCGTGATCTTGCTATTGACAGTGGTAATCTCAAGTTGCGCCTCAAAGCGTCCTGCCCCATACAAGCCCCCACAGATACCACAACTCCCACAGGAGATAGTGGAGGAGAAGCACGAGCCGACATTGACCCAGAAGTTGGAAAAGCTCTTTTCGCAATAGCCGAGGAGGGTGATCGAGCAATAACCAAGCTAAATGCTTGCATAAATTTGTACAACCAAGCCCTTGAATCACAGAAGGAAATCAAATGAACCTGTCAGCAAACTTTACCCTCAAAGAACTCACAAAGTCAGATACTGCCACCCGATTGGGATTGGACAATACCCCTGATGACGAGGCTTTGGAGAACCTAAAAACCCTTTGCGAAAAGGTTCTTCAGCCTGTTCGTGACCACTTTGGGAAGTCTGTAACCGTGAACTCTGGCTACCGTAGCCCTGAGTCAAATGCCGCCGTTGGTGGCTCTAAGACTTCTGACCACTGCAAAGGTCAAGCCGCAGACATCGAGATTGATGGTGTTCCCAATCCTGAGTTGGCAGAGTGGATTCAAAATAATCTGGACTACACGCAATTGATCTTAGAGTTTTATACCCAAGGTCAGCCAAACTCAGGTTGGGTTCATGTTAGCTATAACCCAGAGAAGCTCATCAAGCAAGAACTGACAGCCGTTAAGGTTGCGGGGAAGACTCAGTACTTGCAAGGACTACAGGCATAAGAGGACGCTTGCAATAGTGTTTAGGGGTGAGGTGTTCATACAAGATCACCTCACCACACTTCTGGCATAACCAAGCCGTACCCATGACAACATCAGTCTGTCGGTCACCTCTGACCCCTTTAGTTCTGCCATAAAAGGTGCGGATTTTGACTATCACTTTGCGGCTCTAGCCTTGCTGTAAGTCGTGAAGTTCTCACGCACCCTAAGACCCCTGTTTTTAAGCTCTGTATTAGCCGCTTTAAGGGCTATTTCTTGACGTTTAGCCCTCTTATCTGTTTGCCACAAACTTGGTTCGTTAGTGGACTCAAATGCTGATTTAACTTTTTCCATCTTTTGATTTGCTTCTTAGTGGGTGAATGCCAACAGTCTCAGTGCGCCTCATTTTCTCTCTACGCTTTGAGCCATTGATTTTGCCAATGTTTATATACGATAACTCTTTGTCCCTCGTCCAGATAGATGCGCCAGAGAAGTCAAATGCTGATTTTGGTTGGTTCATGTGTTCTCCTTGATGTAGACCAACAAATCACTGTCTAGTTTCCGATGCGCTATCACTCTGTCATCAAAGAGTTCGCCAACAGTCCCAATAAGTTTCTGCTCCTGCTGTGGTGGGGCTTGCATTGAGTATTGACACATACACCCTTGCAATATGCTTGAGTGAAGACCCGCCACCTTTCCGCAGTTTGGACAAGTGTTCATTTCAATCCCCTGATGTAAATCGCAAAGCTGTGCAATGTGTCTTTGCCAAAACCTTCCATCTTCAAAATGGCTTGTGCCACTTCTTCAATGACTTGAGAACGATATGGGTTCAGGTCGCTATACATTTCAAGCCGTTCATTCTCATTGCGTATGGCTTGCAAGACTGCTTGTTTACGCCACAGGCTTTGACGTTCAATCTCGTTGAATGCCTCGTCTTCTGGGTCTTCAATCATGACCAAACTCCTGTAGTTCGTTGATGCGTTTGTAGAGCCGGAAGATGCGTTGCTCGTTGTAGTTCACCAAGGCTTGCGAGTACTCCACAGAAGTCTCAGCTTGCATCTTGGCGTGTTGTGCCTCAATGAGTTCCTTGTGAGCCATCTCCATTGGAGTCTTTGCCCTGAGTAAGT